GGTAGTCAGTTAAGTTATCTATATAGAACACCATTTGATACAGACATATCTCAACTATCGGCATTCACAGTTGAATGTTGGGTTTACTTAACTTCAATTGCAGCCAGTGGTGGAATGGCAATTGTAGGTACTAGAGGAACTGGCGGCGCAGGATTTGAATTTCGAGTTCAAGCCACCACTGGTGCTTTACAATTTTATAATACAGGCGGCGCAACTCTTACTACCACTTCAACTTTAACAACAGGAACTTGGTACTACGTTGCTGCTGTAAAAAATGCAGGTGTTGTAACTATGTATATTAATGGTGTTGATGCTGGAGGTAGCGGTGCACTTGGTGCGGCTACAGCTTCTGGATTCCCGTTATATATTGGTGGTGGTAATAGGGCAGCCTCTTATTTTCCTGGATACATTGATGAACTTCGCATCACACGAAATGTTGCAAGAACAGTTACTACTGTACCAATTGCACCCTTCCCAACTCAATAGGTGATACATGCTTTATTCTAAAAACGGTTCAATACCACAAATCAAAACTGATGAGTCAGATGGCTGGATTGAAGTTCCAGATCAACCCAACTGCCCTGAAGGTAAAGAAGTTGTCTGGTGGTATCCGCCAGGTTGGGTTATTCGTGATATACAACCAGAAGGCGATTGGAGTTGGAGCCAATCACAAGAACGATGGATCGAGGTTGCAGCAGACCAAAACGATAATAGTCGGATCAATACTCAAAACTAAATACTACAAAATTGGGGAAATTTTAAATGCACAAAATTGATAAAATATTAAGAAAAGACTATATCGGCGAAGACGTTAATCTAGTGGGCACACTCAAGGAGTCTGCCTGGACATATGAAACGGAATTTGTTGACAATCCATTTAAAAACGGCCCAATGTCAAATCATGCTGTGGTTATTGGCAATGGTACGTCAAGATTGGGATTTGATCTCAGATATATCATGGATTACGTAAATCATCCTGTGGATCAGACCTGGAAAAAATCAAGAATACCAAAAAAGTTTTTTACCTATGGATGCAATGCATTGCATAGAGACTTTGCCCCGGATTTTTTAGTTGTAACTGGTGATAAGATGATTCGCGAAGTTGCAACAAGTCCGTATACCAAGGATCACATTGCGTATGCTAACAATTCAGCAGTGGTAGAATGGCAAGGCCGATTCCATGTCATACCCCAAGATCCTCCGTGGAATTCAGGAACCTTGGCTGCATATCTTGCTGCATTTGACGGGCACAAAAAAATATTCCTATTAGGATTTGACAACAATGATACCGCAGGACACAATTACAATGTCTATGCTGATACTCCGTGTTATCCTAAATTAGATTCTAATGTGGTTGAAAGTTTCTGGATTGAAAGTATGTCGGTGTTAATGACAACTTATTCTGATGTAGAGTTCATTCGTGTTGCACCTAATGCCAATTTTACAACTCCGGAAGCCTGGAAGTATTTTGTTAATTTTAGAACAATAGATTTTCATCGTTTTGTTCTGGAAGCTGACATATAACAGTTTCTACAGTACGAATTTTATCAACAACACTTTTAAAATTAAAAGTCCTCCACACGCCAGGATGTAACGGCTTTGGGTGATCGCTGATACTGGTCCATGCATATCCACGATGTTCATCATTCAATTGAGGAACAAATTCATTGTCAACCACAATCAAATAGGTATGATATTCAAAGGTTTTATTTTCGCTGGTAAATTTTTCTAAAGGAATAATTTTATTAAAGACAATGGCACCAATCTCTTCAACTATTTCCCTTTGCAATGCCGCACTGGGACTTTCACCAGATTCAACTCCGCCACCTACTAGGCCCCATGAGCCAGCATGCCGCTTTTGATTGCGAAGCAAGAACAAATATCTATTTGTGGATCGACTGTAGATTAATGCGCCACAGCCTATATTACAATTGACCAATCACCACCTCGATAAACACCTTCGACACTCTTGACCCACTCAGAACCAGTCCAGCGGTACTGCACACCAGTATTGTTGTTTGTAATGTACTCAACTGTGTCATGATTTGCATGATCAAATAATACAACCCAAGTTGATCCGTTGTATTCAATTATATCGTTTGATTGGGCAACTAGTCCATTCCATACTTCACTACCATCTAAATTACCATTATATCCAATATCGTCAGTAAGCAAATATCTCGTACCAGACACAGGAGTTAACAAGTTACTGTCAACAACAACATTAATTGGATTAATTATTGCGTTTATTGCAGGAAGTGTATCTGTGGGCGCAGTATCTTCAATTGGGTCAAACAATAATATGGTAGAGTCAGTGGGATGATAAGTTATGTGACCAATTAATTCTGTACCAGTGGGCAAAGATAATCTAATCTGACTCTGTCCAGTGACTAAAGTACCATAAATTTCAATTACTGACCGCCAAGTTTCGGGAGGAGGAGTCTTAATAAGAGTGCCGTCGTCTAAGGCAATTTCGTGAACTTTTAATAATCTCAATTGATTACCAGAATAAAATACTGAATAATTTACTGGAGACAAAATAACTCTAGCTGTTAGATTGTTTAATATAGTATCTTCACTCAATCCACCTTGCGGATTATAGATGCCATCAATGATTTTTTGAATAACGCCCAATTTCTTGACTTTAGCCGGGCTGCTTATCCAAATTGGCATCTCAAATGTCAATGTTGCAATATCAATTGATTCATCGGCTCCCCCGGGAATAGTTCTAGAAGTCCATTGCACATCAGTCAATTGTACATAGGTCAAGCTGGTCCAATCAATGTAATTGTCGGTGCTTTGAATTTCTAAACTGGGATTAAACAATGTAGCAATTTGTTCAATTAGTTGCATTTTTTGTTCAGTATTGCTGGTCCAGATGTCCAATTTAATTGTCAGTTTGTACGGAACTGGCATCAGGCGTTCAACGGTATAGGCATCACCTTGACTACTGCCATACAATCCAGTATCGGGATCGTATTGTCTTTCGCGTAAATTCATTTTACTTACAAAAGTTGGTTCCTGCATACGATTTTGTTCATAGGTTAGAGCACTTATATAAGCAGCCATTGCTGGGACAGCATTTAAGGTATTCTCACTGTTACCTTTTAAAATGATCTGTGACTGCCTGCTGGCATCACCGTAGTAAACCGGAACACGTTGCAATGTCCTGGTACCATTGGCATCCTTACCAAATTCAACTTCAAAATTACTCACTGCCCTAATAAACTGTACTAGGAATCTACGAAGTTGACCATCATAAAAATATTGTTGCATTAATTGTCTGCCTTTGGTTTTAGTGCCTGACTTAAACTTTGTCTGACCGTGACGTTGCCTGAGTTATTAACAAAGGTATCTGTATCATTGACAAAACGGCTACGTTGTGTAGTGTTATCCGGCCCAGGAGTCAATCTTGTTCGTACATTATCTTCAATCTTGACCCAACGACGACCGTCAAATCTAAATAAACGATTTGGTAAGTAGTCAGTACGTAGAGCATAATCCCCGCTCTTGGGACTAGTAGGGAACGCTATGCCAGTGGCTACCGGCAAGCCATTTGGGGTCAATCCATCACCAGTCAAGTACCCATGTACTGTATCTTCGGGACTGACAACTCCTGTATCACTGGTTATTGTTCCTGAGTCTGCGGTTACATTACCGTCGCCAGTAATGCCAGCCGGGTCTCCAGGATAGCCCGCAGGATCTAGCGGTTTAATATACAAGTGACTAATGTCGTATCCAGAAAACGGTACATTAGATTCTGCTTCTTTTATTATTGCATCATTGATCGCTTGATACTTGTTAATAATACTACTAACTGAACCTAGTGTAATATTGCCACCAGTACCGGGTACAGTTTCGTCAACTTTGATTTGATTCAGTATGTCTTTGTATTCTTGGCTATCAGTCAACGGATTTATTTTACAACGCCACAGGTGTGGCCACCACGTTGGACTGAATCCCTCTGACGCATTGTTAGTATCACCAATAACATAAAATCTTTTTAATGCCACTGGTAAACTGGTGTCTAAGGGGTTATAATCTTTAAGATGCATTAGTTCAATTACATCGCCAGCAATCAACTTACGCCCAATGGTCTCAATCATGTCATTGATATGGAACACTATAAACAAGGTACCTGTTTGTAGGAACATACCAAATTGGCTTAAGTCAAATGTTATATCTTGTGTTTGATAAATGCCACGTAGTAGATACACGCTGGTGTCGTATTTTCTGTCTCTGTTTTCCAAGAAGAAGAGATCTTGGATATTCAAGGCACTGTCATTGATGTAGCTGGGTTTTGTGGCATCAGTGTAGAACTTTACTGTAGCACCAGAACCAATCGCACTAGTAGTTGGCGTAGATAAATCAACTGTGGTTGCTGTTTTGGCTACAACAGTTGCTCCGGTAGGAACACCTGTCCCTACCACATACATACCTAATGTTACGTCAGCGGTGGCAGTAAAATTTAATGTAACACCTGTAGCTCCTTGTGCAGCATTTGTGGTTTTTACCAAGTTCTGCTCGTTAGCACCAAGATACTTGTGTACATAGATACCAGTCCCGCCAACAGTAAACATCTCGCTCATGCGGCGATCTATAAACTTGTAATCGTTGCTGTGTTTTCCTTCTTTCCAAAGTGATAATCTTGGCACTATATTTTCCTATTAAAACTGACCTTTAAGGCCTACATTAAATTGAGTATCACCTTTACCAGCAACAGGAGTGCTCACTCCTCCAGTAGCGGACCAGTTCTTATTTAATTGTTTTTCGGCACCTACGCCAGCACTCATGCCGCCTTGTGCGTTACGATTAACGGCTAACTGTCCAGTGGTATCGTTACCAAATTTTTGCTGATATCCTAATTGTTGAGTATTTTGTCCAACATCGGCGGTAAATTTGCCTCCTGATTGGTTGGATAATTCTGCTCGGATTGACGGAGTTAGATAATCACCGGCACCACCGCTTAAACTTACGCCACCGCTTAATTTTCCTATTCCGGTATCTGCGACAGGCATCACTCCTGCTTGTTTGTTAAAGTCAACGGGAGTGGCCTGAATATTATTTGCCGACGGTGCTGTGGCAGCTGGTTGAGTGATAGGTGCTGTGGCTGCTGGCTTAGGCTGAGTAGTAGTTGCCGGCGGAGGTGTTGCGGCTTTTGGAGCTTGAAAAAATTCTCCGCTACCTGTATTTTTAGCTGCCTGATCTTTAGTAATTTTACCCTGATCTTGTTTTATTTGTAAAGTAGCAGCTCTAGCCGTGTCATCCTGAGCATTTGAATTATAATTTGGGTTAGTCCGTTTGAAATTATCTACATTTCGCAACAGCATTGCTTGTTCATTAGATCCTAGAGTATCATAATATGATTTATTAATTTGTCCTGAACTATGAGCAGAATCAAGTGCATTGACAAACTCTTGATTTGGCAGATTAGGTTGTTCAACTAAGATATCCAAATATTTTCTCATTAATGTAGACGACATACTAAACTCCAATATATCTAGTATTTAGTTTAAGCCCAATTTGACAGAAAATAGCGTAAAGTGTATAATTATGGTTATGCGTGAATTCAATTCTTTAGACGACTGGGCGTTGCTAGATCAGCAACTGCGCCGTAATGTGCAAGTGTTGCATAATTGGCAACATCAGCGTCAACTGCACAAAATGCGCGATAACTTGTATAATAGTGTAACAGAGTTGAGTAAATTAGAAATTGATGCCCGTAGAACGGGCAATTATGTAAAGCACAACGAACAGTTAGCTAAATGTAAACAAGAGTTACTAGAATTACAACAATGGCTCATGTTTGCAACACTACTTGACACAAAACCCGAAGAGTAGTATAATGTTATATTCTAGGTAACAAGGAGCAAAAAATGGCATTACAACAAAGCATAAAAGCACCCAAAAAAGTAGCCAAGAAATCGCGAGATCCCATGTTCTCTGATGAAAAGTATACCGGACGTGAGCCAGTTTGGGATACTGAACGTGCAACGGCAATGAGTCAAGATGAATTCGATCACTTCTTGCGTAAAAGTTTTTCGTATTACAATTACTATTACAGCCAAAAAGATCTTAAAAAGCATCTGGTTAAATGGATGCAGGATAACAAATACACAAAATCACAAGTGAGTGCATTCATCCGCAGCCCGGATCGCGCAGTTCCGATGACAGCATACGGCTTGCTCATGGCCAATCGGCAAGGCATGCCATTACGTGAAAAGGAACTTGGCTATCTTCGAGAGCGTATTGAAATCGCATTGCTACAGGACGACGGAGATATAGTAGAAAGTTCAACCGGCGCACCTATGCCAGCTGCTGAAAAAGTTACAGTAAAAGCGCCTACTATTCAGGACAGGCTTAACGAAAAAACAAGCGAGCACTTGGCACATTTTGAAGGCCTGTATGACGAAGTTGTACTAGGCGGGACCGTTGATCCCCGAGCCTTTGACTACTTGACTGCTAACACCGTTCCGCAAAGTCAAATTAATAAATTTGTAGAACTGTTCAGTGCCCGTAAAGCAGAGCTAGGTGCAGCACAGGGCAAGTTGTTTGAAGATCATGTTGAGTCATATAAGCATTACAAAGCAGCAGATTATAAACGTCACTATGCATTTTTAGATGCTGTACTAGATGCACTAGAACAGTATCGTGGTGTCAAGAAAGCAACTAAAAAAGCCCGTGTAAAACGTGCTCCTAACAAAGAGAAACTGGTTAGCAAGCTCAAGTACATGCGTGAAGAAAAGACGCTAAAACTAGTGAGTGTTAATCCTGTGGATATTATCGGAGCACAAGAACTATGGGTGTACAATTCTAAAACTCGTAAACTGTACAAGTACGTTGCCGACAGTTTGACTGGTCCACTAGGTATTAAAGGCACCAGTTTAACCGGTTTTGACCTAGCAAAATCCGTAGGCAAAACACTACGTAAACCCGAAGAAAAGCTCAAAGAATTTTCAAAAGCCAGTAAGATTCAGCTACGTAAATTCTTAGAGGATATCAAAGCCACAGAAACAATTGGCAACGGACGCATGAACGAAGATACTGTACTGCTCCGAATCAACTAACTCCCGGGTGTCCTGGTAAATACATTACTAGGACACCATATATGGCTACAGCAGATACTACTAACTTTTACGCTAACGGCGTAATCATTACCGACAGTCTTTGGAATGCAACCACTGGAACCGGAACTGGGCACATAGCCTATGATCCCAATGAAACGCTGGGAGAAATTGCCGCTCCAGAACTTGAAGTAGCACAAACAAAACGCACTGAAATCGTTGACTATATTCGCTTACGTTTAGCTGACGGAATAGTTGATGTTGAACTAGATAAAGAACACTACGAAATGGCCATTAAGCAAGCCTTGCTTAAATATCGCCAACGTGCAGCCAACAGCCAAGAAGAAAGCTATGCCTTTCTGAAACTCAAACCCGAAACACAAGAATACATACTGCCTAACGAAGTCATGGATGTTCGTGCTGCATTTCGTCGTGGTATTGGGTCAGTGACAGGTACAACTGCTAGTCAATTTGAACCGTTTAGTTCGGGTTACTTGAACACCTACATGCTGGTTGCAGGGCGTGTTGGTGGTCTACTAAATTATGAATTATTTGTTGACTATCAAAAATTAAGTATGAAGATGTTTGGGGGATTCCTGAACTTTACATTTAATAAAACAACCAAGAAGCTAGTTCTAATACGTAAAATGCCGTTTGCTGGCACTCATGTACATGAAGATCAAATGGAAGATTGTATGCTACAAATATACAATTATAAACCTGACAGTATGTTATTAAATGATTATCAAGCATTTCCGTGGATACAAGAATATTCGTACAGTTTTGCCAAGCGTATACTTGGTGAAGCTCGTGAAAAGTTTGCCAGTATTGCTGGACCACAAGGCGGTACGCAACTTAACGGGGCCAGTTTAAAATCAGAAGCAGCAACAGAAATGCAGGAATTAGAACAACAACTTAAAGATTTTGTTGACGGCTCACAGCCTTTGACCTGGGTAATTGGATAATGAAAATTCACGAGATAGTAAACGAAGGTACTACAACAGGACAAGGAACCCACGCTAAAGGAGGTACGCACCCTATAGGTGATGAGGCTAAAGCAGCATTGCAAAATGCACAAACTCACCCAAACTTAAATCAATCCACTGGTAGTGCATATTTGAATTATCGTATGGGGATTGCGCTAGCTGGTGCACCTGATTATCCCACTAAACAAGCAGCAGATACTTGGATCGGTGGAGATCCATTGATAAGCACATATACTCAAGTTGAACAAGATATTGTCAATGCCGCAGCGGCGCAAGTGGGTGCTGGACGAGCACAAAAATGGTCAAATAGCCGATCCGAAGAAGTTCCAAGCGTTAATAAAACCAGCATTGTTGCTAAACCTAAAAAGAACAAATACGGCGTTTGACTTCTGTAAACAAGTATATTAAAATGCTCCTACAAGGGGCATTTTTTATGATCATAGGAATCACAGGCTTTATTGGCAGCGGCAAAGATACAGCAGCAAATTATCTTGTAGCACAACACGGTTTTCGTCGTGATAGCTTTGCTGGTGCGCTTAAAGATGCAGTTGCACAGATATTTGGTTGGGATCGTGAATTACTAGAAGGACTTACACCTGAAGCACGTGAATGGCGCGAACAAGTGGATCCTTGGTGGGCCAATCGCTTAGATATGCCACGCCTTACTCCACGGTACATGCTACAACTATGGGGTACAGAAGTGTGTAGACAAGGGTTTCATGATGACATTTGGATCGCTAGTATGGAAAATAGACTACGCAAAACTGTAGATGACATTGTTATTAGTGATGTTAGATTCCCGAATGAAATAGCAGCAATACGTAGAGCCGGCGGCGTATGCGTTTGGGTACAGCGCGGAGAACTGCCTGAGTGGTACAATTGTGCATTAACAGAGAATACTACACCAGAAGATCGCCAATGGTTACTAGAAGATGCACACCAACTAATGCCACAACGGTACCCCGAAGTACATCAATCAGAGTGGGCCTGGATCGGGCAAACGTTTAATTATACAGTTGATAATAACAGTACTGTAGAGCAACTATACAAACAGATTAGTAATCTGCTACCAAAGGACTTTCACGCCAAGTAGTTTTTCCAGTATTCAACTCGATCCTGCAGTTTGCACACACAGAACGCAGATTCTGCCAGTCGTTGTTTTTTAAGTTACCGTCAATATGAAACACGAATAATTGGCTAGCTAATTTGCCTTTAAAATTGCACCGCTCACACACTGTTTTCTTTTTATAACCGGCCTTTACCCAAGCTGGAATTTCCTTCCCCCGTTTACCTTTTCTTGCACAACTGGCACAAACTTTGCGATAGCGTATTTTGTCGCCTGATCTATAGTTTATTGCTGCAGGGTTACCGTGGCATGCGGCGCATAATGGTCTATTCATACGAATATTTATTGTAAAACCTTTTGAAAGGCACCTGTAACCACCCAAAATTAAAACGCTATTATAAATACATTAAATTGTTTTTTAAAAGGATAAAAACATGGCACTAGTATCTCCAGGTTTACAAATAACCGTAACTGACCAAAGTCAGTACGTACCAGGCGCAGTAGGCACAGTTCCACTTGTAGTCTTGGCCACAGCACAAAATAAAACCAACCCATCTAAAGCAACAGCAGCTGACACAACGGCCGCTCGTGCTGGTAAATTGTTGGCTTATACAAGTCAAAGAGAATTGATTACTGCAATGGGCTACCCAAGCTTTCAACAAAGCGCAGCCGGAACCCCATTACACGGTGACGAGCGTAATGAATATGGATTAATGGCTGCTTATAGTGCGCTGGGTACTGTAAACAAAATTTATGCTATTCGTGCAGATGTAGATCTAGCGGCACTAGAAGGAACTAGTATTCGTCCAATTGGCGAAGTACCAAATGGCCAACACTGGTTAGATTTATCAATTTCTACATGGGGAATTAATGAATGGAATGCTGTCACAGGATCATTTACACTTAAAACACCACTTTTAATTACTAATATTAACGATACTGATTCGGTGTCAGGGCTAGGGCTTACAAGTACCCGTGTACCAAAATCCAGTATTGGCCAAATTGGTCAATATGCTGTGGCTTGGACTGGTACTTATGCATTTATGTTTTATAAAAACGCAGCTAACACATGGGTTAAACTAGGAACAGATGAATGGCGCACGTCATGGCCCACTATCAGAGGCACAACAGTTAATCAAAGTATTGCAGCAAGTACACCAGCTGCATCTATATCAATTAACGGAGCTACAATTACTGTTGGTAATACTGGTACCAGCAGAACAGTATCTCAGGTTGCATCAGCAATAACTGCTGCTGCAGTTACCGGAATTACTGCTGCTGCAGTAAATGGTAAATTAGAAATTTATGCAGACAGCACAGCAATGAGTGATGGCAGTACAACTGATGGAAAAATTGCCATAAACAATATTCAGGGAACACCTTTGTCAACATTAGGCATTACAATTGGCACTTATGCTAATCCAAAACTAACCTATGGATCGTTTATAGACATTCCAAGTTGGAGCAGTTTTGATGCAGTACCAAGACCAAGCGGAAGCGTGTTTCTTAAACTAGGCGCAACCGGATCTGGCGCTGATCTTGCTATTAAAAAATATTCAAGCTCTGCAATGTCGTGGAAAACACTAGCAGCTGGATTTAATAGTACACTATATGAAGCACTATACGAACTTGATCCTGCAGGCGGCGGCAACGGAATAGCAGCTGGTACAACATTCGTTGCATACGATGTTCTTGGTGACGGTACCGGCGGATTTAGACCATACCACCGTAGAGTGGCAGGACAAACAGTAGTAAGTGGTAGTGTAACTGCAGCCAACCCATTCACCATCGGCGACGAAATAAGCATTATTGTGTCGCAGATTGGTACTATGGACCTATATAATACAACCGTTCAATTAACAGGAACAACTGCAGACAGTTTTGTGTCAGAGATATTGGCCGCCAATATTCCAGGTCTGAATATTGCCAATGTTGATGGCGTGATTACATTCACACACATATATGGTGGTGACATCTATTTAATAGACGTTACGGGAGCACCTACTGCAGACGCAGGATTTAGTGCCGCTACCAGTGGAACAATTTATTTTCCATATTATGGTGATACGTTAGCTTTAACAAATTGGGAAGTATTAAAAGGCGGCGGCCTTGATGGATATTACACATCGGCCACTGAACCATACCAAGCACCTGCAGAAGGTACATTATGGTACTATAACGATCCAGCTACAGTAGATATTATGATCAATGATATTGGTGGGTGGAAAGGCTACAAGAACTCATATTATGATGGTACTAAAACTGATGCTCGTGGATATGATTTATCAGCAACTGATTCAAATGGAGTAATTGTCAGTGCAAGCCAACCTGAATATCAAAGCGACGGAATCACTAGTTTAGCTCCTGGTGATATTTGGCTTGATTCTGGTGATTTAGAAAACTATCCTGCTCTGTACAGATATACCGGTAGTAGCTGGGCATTAATAGACAACACAGATCAAGTAGGACAAAACGGTATTGTATTTGCCGATGCACGTTGGGATACAACTGGCACTACTGATATTATTGCAGGCAGTTTACCGTCGGTTACTACATTACTAGCAAGTAATTATATTGATCTAGATGCACCTGATTATAGACTATATCCTCGTGGTATGTTATTGTTTAACACACGTCGTGGTGGATTTAACGTTAAACGATATGTTGGTAATAAGTTCAATGATAATGCATACCCAAATGATTCTCTTCCAACTATTAAAGATACTTGGCAAACAACCAGCGGGTTGAAAGACAACGGTAGCCCATACATGGGCAGACAAGCACAACGTCGTATGGTTGTTGCTGCAATGCAAGCCGCATTAATTGCAAATACTCAAGTCAGAGAAGAACAATATGCATTTAATATTATCTGTGCTCCAGGTTATCCTGAAGTGATTGATGAAATGGTAGCGTTAAACAATGATCGTGCTAATACTGCATTTATCATTGGAGATACTCCAATGCGATTGGCACCTAACTCCATTGATATTGCCAATTGGAGTAAGAACGTCAATGGTAATGGCTTAGCAACAGCTGATCCTTATTTGGCTGTATATTATCCATCTGGAAAAGCAGCAGATCTACAAGGCAATGACATTGTAGTTCCGGCTAGTCATATGGCACTACGCACCATGATTCACAGTGATAATGCAGCATATCCTTGGTTTGCACCAGCTGGTACAAGACGTGGTCTAGTGGATAATGCAAGCAGCATTGGGTATATCAATTCAATGACTGGTGAGTTTGAGTTTGATAGTATTCGTGTAGGATTGCGTGATACATTGTACGAGAACAAAATTAATCCAATTACCAATTTGCCAGGAGTAGGATTAGTTGTTTGGGGACAAAAAACACGTAACCCTGTTGCAAGCAGCCTGGATCGTATCAATGTTGCACGTCTAGTAAATTACTTACGTACTATACTTGCTAGCGTTGGTAACGGATTCTTGTTTGAACCAAATGATAAGATTACACGTGATCAAATTGCAAATATTATCAGTGGAGCAGTTAACGATCTAGTTGCAAAACGCGGTGTTTACGATTATCTAGTAATTTGTGATGAGTCCAATAATACACCAACTCGTATTGCACGAAACGAACTATATGTTGACATAGCAATTGAGCCAACCAAAGCAGTTGAATTTATCTATATCCCAATTCGTTTGAAGAACCCAGGTGATATAGCAGCAGGCGTTTAATAATAACTATAGGCAAGGGGGTGTAAAATACCCCCTAGAAAATTTTGGAAAAAATTTGATAAATACCTATAATAGGAGAATAAAATGGCAATTGCCTCATTAACAAAATTTACAGTACCTTTAGCAACAAACCAAAGTGCCAGCACACAAGGATTGCTAATGCCAAAGATGAAATATCGTTTTCGTGCGGTATTTGAAAATTTTGGAGTCAGTACAGACCGAGTTGAATTAACTAAGCAAGTAAGTGATATCAGTCGTCCCAATTTAAACTTCAATCCTTTTGTAATCGAAGCATACAATAGTAAAGTAAATCTAGTAGGTAAACCCAGCTGGGAGCCAGTTAGTGTTAATCTACGTGATGATGCCGGCGGCAATGTGTCAAGATTAGTTGGCGAACAAATTCAGAAACAATTTGACTTTGCAGAACAAAGCTCTGCAAGCTCGGGCATTGATTATAAATTTGTACTCAAATTTGAAATGCTAGATGGCGGTAACGGTGCTAATACCCCAACAGTGCTTGAAACTTGGGAACTTTATGGTGCATTTATTACCACAGTCAACTATGGTGAAATGAATTACGGAACTAGCGAAGCGGCAATGATTTCACTGTCAATTACATACGACAACGCTATTCAAACTCCAAGCGGCACAGGTGTTGGTACAGCAGTTGGACGTACTTTAGGCACAGTAATTACTGGATAATTAGTATAAAACTAAAATTAAATACCTGGTTTATGCCGGGTATTTTTTTGGCATAAATACCTATAACTATTATGTCAGATATTTTTAATAATTTTTTTAAACAAGTAGCTCGAGGAGATCAAATCCACGATTTCCAGCATGCTGCTCGTTTGTTCGTTGATAATAATTTTAGACTAAGCCCAAAGTCCAATTGGATTTATCATGTGTTTTTTGATATCAATCCTCAGCTGACCAAGATACGAGATAAGAACAAGTTGGTTGAACAAGGTATGTTAGTTAAGTCAATTGATCTACCAAAATTTAATATACAAAGTAAAACACTCAATGAGTACAATAGACCCAATATTATTCAAACAAAAATAAACTATAGCGATATTAATATCACCTTTCATGATGATATGGCAAATGTTGTACGTGGATTCTGGTATGATTATTTTACCTATTATTATAGAGATGCAGACATAGGTTATAGTAGCTCAACTGGTACGGTAAATCCACTGCATCAAGCACCGTCTTTATATAATGACACCCAAAGAGAACTATTAAATAGATTTGGATATAGTCCTCGATCTTTTGATAGCCAAAACGAACAACAATTTATTCAAGCCATTAGAATTTATAGTTTACACCAAAAGAAATTCAGTGAATACACGTTAGTGAACCCAACTATAACTTCTTTCAGTCATGGCACACATGATGTCAAGGGCAACGACGGACTTGACTGCACAATGGCAATTGCCTACGAAACAGTATTATATGCCAGTGGATATGTAACACCAAATACAGTACGTGGATTTGCTGATTTGCATTATGATAAATCGCCAAGCCCGCTTACACCAGCTGGCGGTGGCACTAACAGTATCATGGGACCAGGCGGAATTTTAAATGCCGTTGATGATATTGTCAAAGATGGCAGTGCTGGCAATTTTGGTGCCGCAGCATTTAAAGCGTTTCGTGCAGTAGAAAAAAATAAAAATGTTGATCTCAGAGGTCTGGCCAAAACAGAATTGACCACGGCATTGACTGATGTGTTGAGTCTTAAAGATCCAAGAGATAGATTTTTTATTCCTACTACCGGATCATTGACCAATAATAATTTTCCAGGAGTACAAAATGCCAGCGGTTCTACTGCATTAGCCGGCGGAAGTGCAACAAGTAATGGAGCATCAGTTAATTCAGGATCATTGATACCTGGACTGGCTGTTGGCGCAGGATTAGCAGCGTCAGGTATTACCAGCCCCAGTGTTGCTGCAGCAGCAGGTGTTGCTACTGGTGCTTTTATTAATTCTGGTACAGGACAAAATTTGGTAAATTCTATCAAGGGAGCTGTATCTGGAATTGGAAATAAATTATCTGGTGGATCATTGAATCAAGTTTTTAATGTTAACAAATCTGGGCAAGTTACTTCGAGTGTACAACAACCTAGTTTTGATTTCTTGGCTGATGCTGTTCGAAAGCAACAGGAAAACATGAAGTCGTTACAAGCAAGTGAAGCTAGCGGTGCGTTAACTAATGCATTATCAGGACTACCACAAGGAATAGGTCAATCTATACCTGGAGCAGCGGCAGTGTTCCAGACCGGGACCAGTCAATTGGCCAGCTTTGCATCAAGTGTATCGCCGGCCTCATTATTAAGTCAAACACCATTGGCCGGAACAGTAATACCACCGTCAATTAATATTGCATCTCAGTCAGCTAAAAGTTTTGTTGGCGGGACTGATCCAGTTACATTAACACCATGGAATGGTGGACCATTAGGAAGCTTGACTCCACCTGCACCAACACAAGGAGTTACAATATAACATGCAATCAAATAGTCAAATTTTTACAACTACAGTATTTGGTACTGGCAGCGGATTAACTCAAGAACAATTGAATCAGAGAAACACAACTACAATCGAAGAGATTTATAAAGAGAGGATAGTGTCTAAAATGAACAATCTTCGACCAACAATGCCCAGTAATCACCAAATAGCTAAGGATTAATAATGGCCAATATTGTTAATACTGTCAAACAACCTACTAATCTTCGTGCAGTAAATTTAAATTCTTTAGTAGAAAGGGATGTACAAAAATATTTTAATAATTTTTTTGAAGCCCCAATTGAAGTATCGTCTAATATAGATACAGCCGTAATTGCTTATTTTGAAACAATTACTGATAATAAAAATGCTGCCCGTGCATTGGCCAGTGCTGTAATTTATACAAGTGTTAAACAAGGTACAAATCCCATGGATACACTAAAAGAATTTCAAAAATTGCCATCCAATGAACTTGATGCTTACACTGCTATGTTTTTAAATCTAAGCCGGATTGGAACTAGTTTCCTTGGCATTACTAACCAACCTGTAATCAACAACTACATAACCAGAACTATCTTGGCATAATGGGCAAATACGCTAACGGCTTTTATCAAATTGTCAATGCTGACAAATACGTAGGCAAAAAAGTTCCTCAATTCCGCAGTAGCTGGGAACACAGCTTTATGCGATTCTGTGACGAGAATCCAGCTGTGCTACAATGGGCTAGTGAAGCAATACATATACCGTATAAGAATCCGTTTACAAATCGTAATACAATTTACGTACCTGATTTCATGATCATGTATGTAAACAAAAACGGTGAAAAGTACGGCGAGCTAATAGAAATTAAACCCACTAAACAAACCACACTAGAAGCAGCAGGCAAAAGTCCGCGTGATCAAGCAGCAGCAGTACTAAACATGTACAAGTGGCAAGCAGCACAAGCCTGGTGCGGCCAAAATGGATTGCGTTTTCGTGTGCTAACAGAAAATGATATCTTCCACCAAGGTCGAGCTCGGTAAATACGAGCATGACCAAGAAACTAGCCGAACTATTTGATCTTCCTGAAGTTCCTGCAGATGCCTCAGCAGAAACCAGCGAAGCATTTCAAACTATACAAGACCAACAAGACATAATAGCCCAAGTCAATGACGCTATAGATAAAATTGATCTAGCATTGCCCACAGTGCGCGACCTAGAAGCCAGCGATGCGGAAATGGACGAGCTTGCAGATTTGGCCAAAGCAAAATTTGAAGATCTAATGGATCTTGGAATGAACATGGATCCCAGATTTGGCGGAGTAGTATTTCAAACAGCTGGTACGCTACTAGGGCATGCTATTACCGCTAAAACTGCCAAAATGGACAAGAAGCTACGCATGGTCAGCTTGCAGTTACAAAAGGCTAGATTGGATCATCAGATGAGCAAAGATGATCCGGGGAATCGTGCAGTTGACGGGCAGGGCATTGTGCTAGATCGTAATGCTCTACTAGAACAGATTCTCCAAAAGAACAAAAACACATAAATACTCTATAAACAGGATAAAACCTATGAAAAGTCTACACGCTTACATTTCAGAACGAAATACAAACTACGAGTTTAGGATCAAAGTCGCTAGACAAAATCCCAAAGAAGTAATGGAAGAAATCAAGAACGCACTTGATGCATACGAGTTAGTGAGCATCACTGCTCCTAAAAGTCTCCCAGTTATGGAACACAGAGAATTTCCCAAGTGGGGTGCATGCGAGTGCTGGCAGTTTGAAGCCACGGTAGCATATCCTACTACCCCAGTACAAATTGCACAACTGTTACGTGAGCGTACCGGTATGCTAGCTGAATGGGTATGTGTATATGGTAAGCAGCAGGCCGACGACAATGATGCATTTGAAGCATATGGCAAAGACCATACTGGTGCATTGTTACTAGATGGCGAACTTAAAGATGTTGCTGGTGCACAAGACCTAGTAGGCGATCGGCGTAGAGATAGTATGCTTAAAGAACTAGAAGAAACTTCACCCAAGATGATGGGATTTAAAGATCCCAAGTTGACTGCGACTCGTGCGTCAGAAAAAACTCCCAAGGCAGCGACAACTAATCAGATTCCACAAGGCGTTAAGAGTCCAGTAGGATCAAACCAAAATAAAATTACCGACATGCGTAAAGGAAAAAAATAATGTCAAACAATATCTATGATATCCTAAAGAAGTTTAACAATCTTGACTCAGTTAAAAATATGTTAACCGAAGGCAAGGCAGTTTGCAAAACTTGCGGCAAAGCAAAGTGCAAGTGTGTAGAAGAAAGCAAAGGCAGCAAGCCAGACTTTCTTGACATGGACAAAGACGGTGATACCAAAGAGCCAATGAAGAAAGCTGCTAAAACTAAAAGCAAAGGTGCTGTTGCTGAAGCAGTTGCACAAGTTGAAAAGCAACTAAATGAAAAGTACATGGGTTTCAAGAAAACTGTTGGAGCTTTAAAAAAGCAAGGCGGTATAGAAAATCCTGAAGGTCTTGCTGCAAGCATTGGTCGTAAGAAGTATGGCAAGGAGAAGTTTCAGAAAGCCGCGGCCGCTGGCAAGAAGATGGGTGAGGATTCAGCAATGGATTTAATGACTGGGGCAAAATTTAAGCCTACGCCTGGTCTTGATGCAGCGGCAGACGCTCATGTAGCTCGTCGAGCAGAAGCAGAAAAAGCAGGCCGGCCTGCTAACACACCATTTTTGCCTAGCATGCCTAACAAAGATGCTAAAGGAACAACTAATCCATCTAATAAGACGAACGAAGGTGACTACAACGAAGATCAATTGACTCCTAAACAACAAAAGTTTGCTAAGTTAGCACCACCTCCAAACAAGATCACTTATGCTGATAAAATTGCCGGTGCAAAGAAGTCTAAAATGAAAGACGAAGGAAACGAGTTTAGCGGCGAATTAGCAAAAGCAAAAGCACAACACAAAGATAAGTTTAATGTAGGCGGAAAAACATATCCAGTTAAAGAAGGTTTTCCTACAGTAGCCGATGCTAAAAAGCGCATGGATGATCAAGAAGGCAAAACTGCACACGGTAAAAAAACAATCACTAAAACTGGTACCAAACACGAGCGTGATTATGATGCAGTAGATCGCGGTGCTGATGTTGATATGACACCAAAAGGTCGTGGTCGTCCCAAGAAAGATAGATTTGCATAATGAAAGCTAAAGAAATCATAGGCGAAGGCAAGTGGGACTTCCTTGGTAAACTCCTACAAAAAGGCAGCGCCGCTGCAAAAGCAGCAGAACCAGCGGCTGCAGTAGCAAAAGGTCCTGGTGTTGCTGATATTGCAGTTCCGGCAGCCGGCAAAATAATTGGTTTTGCAGCTAATAAGCCAATTAGATCAGCTATTGCCGGAGCAACAGCATACAATTATTTCAAAGATCCAGATAGATCAAAAAAAGATTTACCTACTGCAGTTGGTGACGCACTAGGTAAAACTGCAAGACAAGGGTGGGATCTAGGCAGTGCTGCAATAAGTTCTGCATTTAAAGATGGCGATACTGCAGTAGCAACAACACCCAGTGGAAAGCCGGATGTTCCGCAAGCGGCTAAACCTAGTTCTAATAAACCACAAAGAGATTTCCCCATGGGAGATGATCAGCCTGTGCGTGCGCCTGACCCTGACTCAGAGACCAATTCTGACAGCTATGTTCGCGACATGGAACGACGCATTGAACAAAGATATAAAAGCTGGCCCGAACAGCAAAACGAAAATGTAAAAAAAAAGTTCGCGGTAACCGAAGCTGACAAAGTTGATCTTGACAAGGAATTAGAGAAACATTTCCCGGATCCTTATGTCAGAAGAGCAATTGCCGCCAAGATATCTAGAGAATCAGGAGGTAAAAATGTTGGTGAAGTCAGTTATCGTAATACTTCAAATGACCGTATTAGAGAAAAATTCCCACAACTCAGACGTTACAGTAATTCACAACTAGATGCAATCAAGGCAGACGATAAAAAATTCTTTGATACTGCATATTCAAAAATTGGCGGCTATCAATATCGAGGACGCGGCCCAATTCAGATTACCGGTCGTGCCAACTACGAACGATTAGACAAAGATCTAGGACTTAACGGAGCATTAGTTAAAGATCCGGATTTGTTACTCAATGATCCTGCAATTTCCAAAGCTGCAACAATACAGTATTTAAAAAATGCAGGACTAAGTAAAACCTACAAAAATCAAAAAGATGCACACCAAGCTGTTATTGCAGCAGTAGGCGGTGCTGCCTATGCGCCAGGCACACAACTTGGAAGAAGCGAATTAGCTGCAGTCAGTGGCGATTCAAAACTTGCAGCACGATCAAATGATCGTGGTAGTGCAGCCAAACCATCATCAGATGTAACAAAGCCAGTACGTGGACCCAATGGAGAACCATTGGTACAGATGCCTGACTTTTCGCTAGGATTCAAAGTTGGCGATAAGTTTGTTCCGCAAACCAAACAAGGATACGGGCAACCTGTAGATTATGCAGATACCCATGCCAAGGCAAAAAGCAGCATGGGTATATCTCCTGACGAAGCACTAAGACAGGCCAACGACGAGTTGCTGGCACGGAGAGCTGCTGTTCAGCGAGTACCTGCCAGATCCATGATTGAACCGGTATCTGTGGTACCAAAGGTACCAACCAAAGAACCTGAAAAGAAGCCAGAACCTGCAGTTAACGTTGTTCCACCATTGTCAATGACTGATACCGCCAAAGATTCCGAGATTAGAAAACCAGCTGGTGCTTGGGATAAGTTCATTGACACAGTCACAGTGGGGCGAGTACCACCCGAGGAGAAGGAACGCATACGAGTGCCTGAATCCATAAATAAAGAAATACAGGATATTTTGCGCCTGTCAGGTAAACGATGAAAGAAATTAAACAATTTAATAGTTATTTAAATTTGATCACCGAGGGCGGATATATCCCTGGCCAACCCAATTTTGCAGATCAAATAAAAATACCGCCAAATAGTCAGCAGCCGCCACCTGTTGTGGATTATGACTCGGCTTCAAAAAAATATTATGCCCAACGGGAAAAAAAGCTAGGAAAAACTGGCTCTGATTTAATGTCACTGAGTCAAGGGCAATTTGGATCCAAGGCAGATAGATTAGATCAGGCCAAAGTTGATTCGGTACTGGGAGCAGGCAAATACCAAGCAGGGTCCAAGGAAGCAAATTTAGCCCTGTTACAACATTTTAAGCAGAACCCAGCGGTTCCCGGACAAGGTGCAAAACCATCAGTGCCTGCGCCACAACCTGCAGCTCCTGTCACAGCAGCAGTCAAAGGTGCAGAAAATTTAACACCGTATAGCAAGGCAGCAGATGTGGCCGGACTAACAGGATTAGCCGCCACTGCGGGACAATTTTTACCCAAGATAGGTGGAACAATAGCCAAGGCAGTTCCAGGATTGAATGTTGCTTATCAAGGTGCTGATGCATTGAGAAGAGCAAGCCTGGGCGACTATGCTGGTTCAGCTATTTCAGCTGCTGGAGCTGTTCCTGTGCTAGGTCTACCGGCTGTGGCCGTACAAGCGGCCAGGGATAAGTATCGTACAGGATCATTTTTCCCGTCAGATCAAGAACTAAAAACAGCAGTAGACAAAGACAAAGGTGTAGCAGCTACACCTGACGCACCAAAGTTAAAGGAAGGTAATAAGCCCATGGATCGGAAACAAAAGCTAAAGCATAAAATTAAACGACTTGAAGAAGACAAAGCACAGTTAATTAAAACCTTAGAGGATAAGTTTGGTGCTGGATTGGCCGCTTTAAGACAAATGCGAGGCTACGGCAATGAAGTATCCAATATAGTCAAACGAACTCGCACCGGCGATATTGATTTGCCAAAAGTGTTTGGCAGACAACCTGTTGGCCCAGTTGACTCAATGGGTAATCCTTTAAAAGATATTAAATATAATCAAGCCAAAGATCCAGCAGTATGGCGTAGAGGTGAACGTGGTGTTGTTCCTAAGGCAACACCTGCTGCTCCTAAAGCAGAACCTGTTGCTCCTAAGGCAACGGTTACTACAGAACCCGTACCTAAAACAGGCGGCAAACCATTGAGCAGAGCAGCTACCGCAGCCGCTGCAGCAGTAGGCGGTGGATTAATTGGTTATGGACTTGCTGATAAAGATGACGGTCAAGGACCAAAGCCAACAGTTGATCCAACACCCGGACCTGTACCAACTCCCGGACCTGGACCAAGACCTGGCCCAAGCCCTTCGCCAAATAAACCTGCTGAAGACGATCCCTACGATCTACAACCAGTAAAACCTAGTGCTCGCCCGGGGCCTGGGTCAGAGCAATGGTTAAGATCAGAATTAGAAAAAAATAAAAAACCTGAAGTACCAACAAGTACTAAAACCAGCACCAGTGCCGAACCTAGTCAGGCAGACATTGATGCTGCTACAAAAGCCAATGCAGCAAACGCAGAAAGAGTAGCAGCTGATGTCAAATCAAAACTAGATGCAGAAAAGGCTAGAGCAGACTTTGCTAAATCTGCTGCAGCCAACGGAGCACCAACTGATGTTGCAAGAGGTTCTTCGGCATCAGCTGATGGCGGTGCAGCAATGCCAAAGTCATCCAGTAATTCTGATGAAAAATATCCTTTAAGAGATAAAGGACTGTTTGGAGGCGAAATAAAATACCGCCAAGACGCCGACGGTAGAAAATATACTGACCCAAATCCTGTTTTAAGTAATACCCCGTATCGTCAACCAGAAACACGTTACTATTCGGGTGATGATGTTAAAGGTTGGTTCAAAGAAGATAAAAAAACATCAAAGCAAAACACAGTATCAGAATCAATAAATACTGAACTAAACGACATTCTGTGGTTAGCAGGAAGGCTAAAGAGATAAAATGAACCCAAAATTATTAAGACAATACGCTGATATACTAGATGAAGCTGCATACCAGACTGGTGCACAGTTTATGGCATCAAGGCCACCTGCTGCACAACCTGCAGGTCCAGCGGCCGGTACTGCTGCTGCTACTAGAGCAGGACAAGGCAGCGGCGCGGCAAAGCCCACTGCACCATTGCCATCAAATCCCACTGCACCAGGATACAAAGTTGGTCCTGGTGGCCCAGCCAAAATTGGTACACAAAATTTTAATGCGCCTGCCAAACCAACGGTATTAACAAGTCCAACGGGTTCTTCAGGTGGTGCTCCAATGCCTTCAGCAAAACCTCCTGCTACAAATTATAATTCAGCAGTTAAATCTGCCAATGCTGCTTTTGCTGCTAACCAAGCAAAAGCACCACAAGGTGATCAAACAGCTGGTGGAAAAACCAATGCCAGTTTCTTACCAGGGGCAGCCGGTGGAGCAGCTCCTGCAATAGCATCAGCAACAGCAGCCCCTGCGGCATCTACAACACCAGCACCGCAAACTAATGCACTAGGTATTGCACCACAAGCTAATATTCAAGGAAGTCCTACTGGATCTGCTGCAGAACCAACACCAGCACCACAAGCTAATGCGTTAGGTATTTCACCACAAGCCAATGCATCAAATCCTTTTGGTACAACTCCGGCATCACAAGCCGCCAAGCCAACAACACCAGTTGGACTAGGATCTGCCGCAGTAACTCCTGACATGGCCACAGCATCAAAGCCTGCATCAGTTAATCCTCCTACTCAAGGTGGTCCTGCAGTAACAGGTGGATTTGGCCAAGAAACTAATATATCATCTCGCGCATTTGAAGAGGACTTGGATGAAGCCGACGAACTAAGTGAAATAATGCGCCTAAGCGGTCAACCCATGCAAGAAAAAGCTCCACCAGGAGCAAAAGCCGAACGCATGGTCAAGCATATCAAAAAAGGCTATGCCAAGGATGGTAAATTGACTGACAAAGAAAAAGGCATTGCGTATGCTACAGCATGGAAAGCACATAACAAAGATAAAGTAAGCGAAAGTGTTATGCTAGAAGCTGGTAGCACACTTGAGCATATTATTAAAAAGTTCAAACACGAAACCAAGAACTTTTTGGCCGGCAATGATCTAGACAATGATCTATATGATGCACTATATGATTATTATTCAGACAACGGCGAGATACCTTATGGTGTTGCCAAAGCCCGTGACGGTGATCCTTATCAATGGGTCAGCAATAGATTTGCTGATGAAATGCAAATGCACGGTTACGGTAGACAAGCAGATATGCTTAATATGCCTGGTCCGGATCATGAACTAACAGAACTGGCACGTTTGGCCGGACTAAGCGAAAGTCAAGTTGCTGAATGTGGAGATATGGTCACAGGCGGCCAAGAAGATTCCATGAACGTTAGTACTAACATGAGTAGCGATGGCACTAAGAACGTAAGCATCTCTGCACAAGGCGATAAAGCCGATGCATTATTACAGATGCTAAAAATGGCCGGCATGAGACCACATGACGATCATGACGAAGGTCACGAAGAAGTTGTTGTGATTGGTGCACCCGACGAAATGATGGACGAAGAGTATGCTAACAGTCCAGATGAAGAGTATGAAACCGTAAGTGCTATTACTCGTCAAGGTAACGACCTAAATCGTGAAAAGCGTCAGTATGCAGATCAGCCCAAGCTAGGTGACAATCCAATGTTCGAAGGTGAATTTGAAGATGAACACGATGCTGTATTAGCTCAAGAAATTTTTAAAGGCATTCAAAAGGCTTATGGTAGACAAGGCTTTGATTGGAACTCGGAGTTGAATGATGTATATGGATTCCAAGAATTTCTAGGCGACGTATTTGGTATGCAGTTAGATGACACCGATCCTGAAACCGTTCATGATTATTTTGCTAACCTGCCCGGTAGTAGAAAACGTGCTGTAGTGAAAGCAGTTAAACAAGCAGTTATAAAACAATTTGGTGACGATGATGATGACGGTTATCGTGGTCTTGGTGGCCGTGGTGGCAGAACATTTGAAGAAGTGGCACTGGACGAAGAACTACAAGATCTATTAGACAGCGTATTGTTCCGTGAAGAAATGACTGATGTGTTGAAAGCTGAGCAGCCATATAAAGATGAAAAGACTGGCAAGATGGTTACACCCCCAAAGGGTGCAACAATGCCACCAGCTGATAGTCCTCCTCCTGCTCCTAAAACTAATGCACCAAAGGTAAAATAAATGTCTGTCTATCTAGAACAGTACGATAATAGTGCCGAAGAAGATCAGGCTAATTACTGTCGTCAACTTGAGCAAAAATTGCATTATGTAATCAGTATGCTACAACAGGCAGGATTAATGCTCGACACCAACGGTAACCCTATTCGATCGCTGCCCGCTTTTGTTACAGACGATGCTGCAGAAGTGCAGTCCAGTATTAAGGAAAATTGGTAATGAAATCTTTTAAAGACTATTTATTAGAAACAGAATTAATGGAACACAATCCCGCTGTTGGTGATGTATTTGAATTAGAAATCGCCAGGGAAGAATTTGTAATAGAAACTACAGTCATTGATGTTGTTGCGGATGGCGTAGTAATTGAAGCAGATGATACCATGCTAAAATTATTTGACCGCATTGGTTATCTATTGGAAGATTCAAACATGCCTGTTGCTAGAGATAGTACCAGTCCCATACACGGTGGTAACGATAGAGATATTGACGAAGCTGAATATCACGGACGTAACGTTCCGCTAGGCAAGCCCATGAAAGGCGATGTAGCCAAATCTAAAGTTTACGTCCGTGATCCTAAGACTGGCAATGTGAAGAAAGTTAACTTTGGCGATCCTAACATGAAAATTAAAAAGTCAATTCCGGCAAGAAGAAAAAGTTTTAGAGCTAGACACCATTGTGATAATCCCGGACCTCGGACTAAAGCCAGATATTGGTCATGTAGAGCTTGGTGAGTGACATTATTAAATTAAAGGTCCTGTTTGATAAATAAGTTAAACAGGATTTTTTATGATAATTTATAAAATTACAAACACAATTACCAAACTTTCTTATATTGGATACACTAAACAAAATCTTAATAATCGCTGGCAGCAACACTACAAACAAGCTTTGAAAGAAAGCAAAAATAGAAAATTTTATAACGCTATTAGGAAATATGGTGTTAATGCCTGGGAAACAGAGGTAATTGATGTAGCACTAAATGCAGTTGAGGCAAAAAATAAAGAAATTTTGTATATAGAAAAATACAATTCATATTATGACGGATATAACTCAACACTTGGGGGAGATGGCAACAATGGTATAGTGATGAGTAAAGAATCCAACGATGCTAGAAGCAGAAAATTAAAGGGTGTAAAGAAATCCCCAGACACAATTAAAAAATTTAAACAACGAACACAATCAACAAAAACAAAAGAAAAAATATCAGACAGCCATAAAGGAATGAAAAAACCTTGGGTAAAATGGACTGTAGAACAATGTAGGCAAAGAGGACTAGCGAGAAGACAAATTACTAAGGAACAGTATGATATTATACACCAGTATAGATCCCAAAATTTAACAATTAAGTCAATTGCAGAAATTACAGGACTTACTAATGATATGGTTAAAAAATGGTTAAAGATGACCTGGTAATTATGATATAAATATAACTACTTAACAGGAGATTTTCAATGAAAAAATGGTTTTCAATTTTATTATTAGCAGCAAGCAGTTCGGTATTTGCTTGGGATCAAACAGCGCCATTGGCTCCAGAAAAATGTGCAGTACATAACCCATATGGTTTCCCACAAGTGGCAGGCAAATCTGTAACGCCAATTTGCCGTCGTGCATATTTTGTCGGTTACGATGCTGCTGCTAAGATTCCTGTTTATGTAACATACACATTAACTCCGGCTAATGCACTAGGATGCTGGCCAAGAACAAATGCGTTTGTGGCAGATGCCAGCGTTCGAGGTGGTGCACGACCTGATGACTATGCAGGTACAGGATATGATAAAGGTCATGCCGCACCCGACGGCGATCTAAGCTGGGACCAACAAGTAGAGTATGAATCATTCTTGATGACCAACATGTATCCACAGTTAGGTGGATTGAATCGTGGCATTTGGAAACTGTTAGAAACATCAGTACGTGGTTGGGCAGTACAAACCAATCAAACATACAACATTTATGTTGGTGGCATTTACAACACAGCCACAGACAAGAAGATTGGTAACGGTGTTGTGGTTCCTACAGGATTCTACAAGATTGTTGTTAATCAAAATACTCGACAAATGGCCGGATGGTACTTCAAACACGAAGGTGGCCAAGGCAACGACTTAACTCGGGTACGTGCCAGCATTGCACAAATACAACAAAAGGCCGGTGTCACTTTTGCTTTTCCGGCTGGCGCACAAGAATTACCAGTTGGCGGTGAATGGCCTGTAGACTTTGGAGCGTTAACCAATGCAAAAAGAAGCAAATGCAAAGGATCCGGGGAATAATCCGGACGACGATCGTCCAGTAGTACCTTACGGTGAACACTAATGGACGATATACAACAACTTAAACTATTGGCCGGAATTGGTAATCGCGCAGTAATGCAAGAGTACCGAGGATTTGCTGGTAGTAACATCTCAGTTACTGGAAATGAAAAGGGCGAACTTATGAAAACTCATAATATTCGCCCGGGCACTGAAGCCTGGTTTAAGTTGTGGTTTTCTAAACCTTACTTAACAGGTGAACAATCAATTTAAGCAGCCGCTCGATCTCTACCCAAGTATTGATTCCATTTGGGATCTTTGACCTTAAACGGACTATGCTTCCAGGCAGCAGCCAATGCCCAATAGTCTGGACGATAAGGTTTACGTACGGGCTGCATAAATGACTTATCTGCTTTGGTCCAGTTACAGGCCTTGCAACTAGTTACGCAGTTAGTCCATTCTGTTCGACCACCTTGACTCACTGGAACAACGTGGTCAATGGTTAAGTCATCAAAATCAAACGTATCTTCGCAATATTGACATTGATACAAGTCGCGCAAGTACATATTGTATCGTGTAAAGTTTACTCGACGTTTGAAATTAAAATAATCTTTGGTTATAGCCACACTGGGAACATTTATAGCAAGTTTTTCGCTGTGTATAATCCAGTCTGGATAAGTTTCAATAACTTGAATGCGCCCTAGATACATTAGCTTGATACTGTGCTGCCAATGTATAACACTTAGCGGAAGCACTGAAATTGGTGTGTAATCTTTGTTAAGTAAGAGAGTATGGCTCATAAGTAATTAATATGGAAAAGCAAAAAAGACCAATTGAAACCACTATTATAAAGAGTCCTTATCAGAAAGTCAACTTTACTGAGTATGAAATAGAGGAATTCGTTAAGTGTGCAGACCCAGTCGATGGTCCTAGATATTTCATTGACAACTACTTTTATATACAACATCCCACAAAGGGCAAAATGTTGTATCATCCATTTGAATATCAAAAACGTCTAATAGATTCTTATCATTTCAATAGATTCAGTATCAGCTTGATGCCACGACAAACAGGTAAGACTACAAGTGCTGCCGGTTACCTATTATGGTTCGCCATGTTTCAACCAGACTCAACAATACTTATTGCTGCACACAAGTACACTGGCGCACAAGAGATCATGCAGCGTGTGCGCTATGCTTATGAACTATGTCCGGACTTTATACGTGCAGGCGTTACCAGTTATAATAAAGGATCAATTGATTTTGAAAACGGTAGTCGTATCGTTAGTCAAACAACTACAGAAACAACAGGTCGTGGTATGTCCATCACACTATTATACTGCGACGAGTTTGCGTTTGTTCGACCCACTATTGCCAAAGAGTTTTGGACAAGTATATCACCTACACTAAGCACTGGTGGTAAAGCAATTATTACATCAACACCAAACAGTGATGAAGATCAGTTTGCGTTTATTTGGAAGCAGGCAAACAAGTGTATGGATGAATTTGGTAACCCTACCAAAGTTGGCATCAATGGATTCAAAGCATATCAGAGTGCTTGGCACGAACACCCAGATCGTGATGAAACCTGGAAGGCGGAAGAAATTGGTCGTATTGGTGAAGAACGTTTTAGACGTGAACACGGATGCGAATTCTTGATCTATGATGAAACATTGATTAACAGTATGACACTAGCAGAGATGGAAGGACGTGATCCTATAGAACGGCAAGGGCAAGTACGTTGGTTTCAACGACCACAGCGCGGAAAAACCTATGTTGTGGGACTAGATCCTAGTCTAGGTACCGGCGGAGATCCTGCTGCTATACAAATATTTGAACTGCCCACAATGATTCAGATTGGCGAATGGCAAAATAACAAAACACCAATACAACGACAAATTGCTATTCTTAAAGAAATATGTGAGTACTTGTATGACACAATTGGTACACAAAACGATATCTATTATAGCGTAGAAAACAATACCTTGGGTGAAGCTGCACTGGTGGTCATTGCTGAAATTGGCGAAGAAAATATCAAGGGCACGTTCTTGAGTCAACCACATAAGATAGGGCAAGCTAGATTACATCGTAAAGGATTTACTACAACTAACAAAAGCAAGATTGCAGTTTGTGCCAAGTTAAAGAACTTGATTGAAAATAAAAAAATGACAATTAACAGCAAGAACTTGATCAGTGAGTTGAAAACGTTTGTTGCACACGGAACCGGATTTGAAGCCAAAATTGGCGAAACTGATGATTTGGTATCTGCAACGTTACTGTCCTTGCGTATGATACAAGCCTTACAAAGCTACGATAGCGATTTAGATGAAAAAATGCGTGATAGTGTTGATGACTATATTGCACCTATGCCTTTTATAATGATTTAACAAAAAACATAAATACTACACTATGCGTGAATTAGACAAAATCTCTGACGAATTATTTGAAAAAGTACGTGCCCGTTTTGATAACATAAGCATTGGCGACGAAAAAGCCCAACGAGTGCAGGATCCTGAACGTGCTCGATTCTTTAACTTTGATTATATTAGCGAAGATGGTAAGAATTTTGGTAATATAACAATGAGTCTTGTTGATGAAGATACATTGAAGGTATACTTTAGCTCAAATATCACAGAAGCACTTGATGAAGAGCAAGAGCAAGAATGGCATAAGTTTTTGAGAAGTTTACGTAAGTTTGCACGTAGAAATATGTTACAGTTTGATGTTAGAGATATCAATCGCAGCAACTTAGATTTAAAAGATTTGAAACAGCAAAGCAAAGCAGACAGCACATATGACAAAGACGAGCTAGCAGTTACTGAAAGTCGCCTGTACGGACACGGTAATAACAAGCACATGAGCTTTGGTGATGTTGGTACACATAAATTAATCATTAGACACAAAGATCAAATTGATCCAGAGCGCCGTGGTTCTCGCACTAGACAAATTGAACACGTATTCGTTGAAACACCACTAGGCGAACGTTTCCTATTAAACCACACTAACTTGCATGGTGCTCGTGCAACCGCTAATCATTTACGCCACGGTGGACGCTTTGGTGATGAAGGTAGCGAATTAATTAACGAAATGGTCAAAGAAATGGCCAGTATGCGACATTTCGTGCGTAGCATGCGTAATCGTACATTTGAAGATGCAGAAACAACCGGCATGGTCGAAGCAGCCGTTCATCGTTATAACGAAGTTAAGGATCACTTAAAGCGTTTCCAAGGTCGTCGCGGTCATGAAATGTTGATGAGCATGATGGGTATACAACAAGAGCCCAGCGAAGAGATTGATGAAGAATCGTTACGTGAACGTTTTGTTAAAAAGATATACGATGATCGTTTTAACGAAGCATTACCGTATGTGTACCGGGCATACAAGCATCGCCAAAAGATGGATACCCCAGGCAGTAAAGAATTTGAGTCTTGGGCCAATGACGTGACCGAAGCCACCTGGGAAGATGACACAGACGATCATGATGAAACTGAGTTACTAGATATAGTCCAAGCACCTTTAGCAGTTGGATTTGATGGCACAGATGCAATTGCAGCACTTAGTGGAATAATTGATGACGAGTCATTGGGTGTAGCAATGCGTAGACTCTCCGCCAACCAAGGACCCGATGCTGATGCTCGTAGAACATTAGCCGGATGGTTAGCATCAAATGGTGAGTCATCGTTAGCTAACCAAATCATCCAAATAATGCAGAGTCAAGCTCAACCAACCGAACCTGCACCGCCCCAACCCGAACCACAAGCACAGCCAACCGGGGACACTACAATGGACGAACCGGTTGTCAGTGAAGACTTGGCCATGTTAAGACGGTTAAGTGGTTTGGTTAAAAAATAATTAATTTTTGTTTGACATCATAAATACTACTGTTATATAATTGCACGGTGCAGTTATGTATCTAGGCACATTCTAAGACCATCTTATTAAGGAGAACACATTATGGCAACTTCATTAGCAGAAATTCGCGCAAAACTACAAGCGCAAGAAAACCGTTCACAAGGCGGTTCATCACAAGGCGGAGACAACGCCATCTATGCACACTGGAACATTCCAGAAGGTACTAGTGCAAAAATCCGATTCTTACCAGACGCAAACGCAAAGAACGACTTCTTCTGGGTCGAGAGACTCATGATTCGACTACCGTTTGCCGGCGTCAAAGGTCAGGCGGATAGTAAACCTGTAGTGGTGCAAGTACCATGTGTGGAGATGTATGGTGACGCTTGCCCAATCCTGGCAGAGGTACGTACATGGTTCAAAGACCCCGGACTTGAAGAAATGGGTCGTAAGTATTGGAAGAAGAAAAGTTACTTGTTCCAAGGCTTTGTAAAAGACAATCCACTCGCGGATGACAAAACACCAGAGAACCCAATACGCCGGTTTGTGATAAGCCCGCAGATTTTTAATTTGATCAAGTCGGCACTAATGGATCCAGAACTAGAAAGCATGCCGACTGATTACACCGCTGGTTTGGATTTCACTGTTACAAAGACTAGCAAAGGTGGTTATGCAGACTATTCAACTTCCAAGTGGAGCCGCAAAGAGACTGCACTGACAGCAACAGAGCAAGCAGCAATTGATGCACATGGCTTGTTCAACTTGGCCGACTTTTTACCCAAGAAGCCCGGCGACGTTGAACTCAAAGTACTCAAAGAAATGTTTGAAGCATCGGTTGACGGTCAAGCATATGATCCGGATCGTTGGGGTCAGTATTACAAGCCCAGCGGCTTTGCTGGTAAAGGTGGAGATGACAATACCGGAGGTACATCAACTGCCAAGGCAACACTGGCAGCAGCTCCTGCACCTGTAGAATCTGCTCCGTTTGATGTAGATGAAGAGGATGATGCACCAGTTGCTACTGCACCTGTTGCTGCTAAACCTTCAAGTCAAAAGGCCGAAGACATTCTTGCAATGATTCGTAATCGCGCTAAGTAAAGTACAACTTGGGCCTCTGCACCTCAGTGTATGCCCAAGGTTTTATATCCAATTCAATTATTATAAATGAAATTTTTTCTAGTCTTCGATAATTCAGGTGAGTCACTTCCGTTTGAAGTAAAATATAATCACGAATTATTTGAATTTTTTGTTAACAAAATTAATAACGAGTCGCAAAATTTATTTTCCGACAATAGAGAACTTTATAAAAATGTTGACATAAAAATTGCTCATTTGCACTGGGCTATTTCAAAAACCAACGAGAGTTTATATGATTTAATTGGCAAGTCGTTTGATCAACAAATAAATTTAGATGATTATTTAGATCAAAAGTTTCTTAATAAGACACACTCAGATTGGGTATTTTCACATAAACATAACATTAATATTGACAAATTGAGACATAGCGCCAATATAAATAGAGCTCAATTTGGAAATACACTACATGAATTATATCCTGATGAAATTCGCAATATCAATCTTGCTCCAGCATTGGAAAGGCTAGGATACATATTTCCTTTTCGAGAAGTTAATATGGGAATACATCGACTTGAAAGTGCCTTTACAAATATAGAATTTAGTTCAGACGAAAAATGGGAAGTATTTGACAATCCCTTTGTTGATTCTGTTGTTACCAATAATGATGTAATAAATTTTTCGTTTGGATACACATACGTAGGCAGACAATATTATAATAAATTTAGATATTTTGATTCTAAATTAGAGTGTCCGGATAATTATAATTATGAAACTTTAGAATTTGCATTTCAACTAAATTTGTCAAGACCCGAAACAATTCCATTTAGCAATGAATCAATACAGTGGGCCACTAGTCAAAATATACAATTAATAGCAGAACAAATACCATTTGCGAATATAATAGATCTAGAATCCAATTTGGTCAATTATAGAAAAATTTTATATAGAAATTCTCGAGACAATAATAAAGCTAAAATTATTTTAAACTAAAGGGTAAAACTATGACAAAACCATTTGACGTATCAAAATTTCGTAAAAACATCACTAAAGCAATTGATGGTATCAGTGTAGGATTCACTGACCCAACAGACTGGATTTCAACCAACAACTATGCATTGAACTATCTTATCAGCGGAGACTTTAACCGAGGTATCCCAATGGGCAAGGTTACAGTGTTTGCTGGCGAGTCCGGAGCAGGCAAAAGTTTTATCTGCTCGGGCAACTTGGTTAAAAATGCACAGCAACAAGGTATCTATGTTATATTGATTGACAGTGAAAATGCACTTGACGAAGCATGGCTACATGCACTTGGTGTGGACACTAGCGAAGACAAGATGCTTAAACTTAATATGGCCATGATCGACGATGTTGCTAAAGTTATTAGTGACTTTGTTAAAGAATATAAAACACTGCCCGAAGAAGGCCGCCCAAAGGTATTGTTTGTGTTAGACAGTCTAGGTATGTTACTAACACCCACTGATGTCAATCAATTTGAAGCAGGCGAAATGAAGGGCGATATGGGTCGTAAGCCCAAGGCACTCACTTCACTGGTTCGTAACTGCGTAAACATGTTTGGTAGCCTGAATATTGGACTAGTTGCTACCAATCATACGTATGCAAGTCAGGACATGTTTGATCCCGATGACAAGATCTCAGGCGGACAGGGTTTCATTTATGCAAGCAGTATTGTGGTTGCAATGAAGAAGCTCAAACTCAAAGAAGATGAGGACGGTAACAAAATTAGCGAAGTAAAAGGTATCAGAGCCGCTTGCAAGATCATGAAAACCCGTTACGCTAAACCGTTTGAGAGTGTACAAGTCAAGATCCCTTATGAGACAGGCATGAATCCCTACAGCGGACTGGTTGATATGTTCGAAGGGAAAGCATTATTAGCAAAAGAAGGCAACAGTCTTAAATACACGCTAGCAGATGGTACAGTGATCAAGCAGTTCCGTAAAGCATGGGAACGTAACGAAAATGAATCACTAGATAAAGTTATGGATGATTTTACTGCAAACCCGCATAAAGATACCATTGCTATTCAACCAGAAGAGGAACCAGCAGAATGAGCATTGATTTAGATGTGTTAATCGAAACATATACAATTCTTAAGCAATACATTCCATCAAAGGATCGTCAAGAAGCAGCAGATAATTTAATAAGCGTATTAGTTGATCTACTAAGCGATGATCAACTAAGAGAGTTTGGAGCAGTTGATGCTCCTTTAAGTCGCGCTCTTAAAGAATATGTCACCGAAGACGATTCTGACTACGACGAAGATGAGTAATGTGGTATAATCAAGTAGTTGCCGATCTTAGCAAGATCCCGGACTTCATTGACTATTATGAAGGAGAGATTATGCAGGCTAAAAATGAAACTTACATTCGCGGCAATGTTGAAAAGTCTTTAACCAATCTTCCCGGTATTACCGAACATAGATTTAATCAACTACAAGAGATCGAAGCTGTACTTGAATACCTCAATATTCAGTTAAGAAAGATACGTAGAAAACATTTTCAAAAATATCTAGAAACCTATGCTCGTGCGTTAACATCACGCGATGCCGAAAAGTATGTAGACGGTGAGGACGAAGTAATTGACTTTGAGACTATTATCAATGAAGTTGCATTGTTACGCAATCGTTGGCTAGGTATAATGAAAGGTCTTGAAAGCAAAAACTTTATGCTAGGGCATGTGGTACGATTACGCACAGCAGGTATGGAGGATATTATAGTATGACCACTGATGATATTAAAGAGCATGCTAGAAATCTAATAGCAGAATTTTATTTGTGTTCACATGCAAAACCAAAAAGTAATGCAGTAGATATTCAATTGGAAAAAGATTCTTGTGCTAAATGGGCAGATTATTTAATTAGACAAATAAACTGGGGCGAAGATAACGACATTGCAGAAGCTTCACACCAGCTTGAATCAAGACTACGTTATCTTAAAGAAAAAGTTGTTATAGAGGTGTTAAAAAATGGTACAATTTAAAAACGCACAAGAAAGCCATGAACATAGCCGCGAGGTTTTAGATATACTATACAAGTACGATAGTTTCTTGGATAGTTTAGAATTTGTGGCAGATTTTGGATGCGGTACCGGATTAGACACCAACTGGTGGGCGACCTTGATGACCAGAGATGATCCCCCGGAGCCAAGAAATTATAAGGTTTACGCTGTAGACAAAAGTTTAAAAACATTTGATAAAAGCGTTGCCAAATTACCAAATGTTCATACATTTGAATCAAATATCAACGGTGCAGGGCATTTTGTTCCTAGACCGGTGGACCTAATTTGGTGCCATAACACCTTTCAGTACATTATTAATCCAGTGGAAACTCTAAAGTCGTGGAATGAACAAATGACGGTCAATGGAATGTTGATTTTGATGTTTCCTCAGTCAACACACTATGCCTATAATAGATTTAATGCCCATAGTTACAGCGGGTGCTATTTTAATCATAATATGGCAAACTTAATTTACATGTTGGCGGTAAACGGATTTGATTGTAACGATGCTTTTTTTCTTAAAAAAGAAAATGATCCGTGGCTATACGCAGCAGTGTATAAATCAGATATACCTCCAATGAATCCTGAATCAACCAGCTGGTATCATTTGGCAGAAATGAATCTACTGAATCCAAGCGTGGTTGATTGCCTTAACAAATATGGGTATGTGCGGCAAGAAGAAATAATATCTAAATGGTTAGATAAAGATTTCTACTTTGCTAAGGAGTAATTAAATACCAGCAATCAAGCAGCGTAGATATAACATTGCTCTACGCTGTCTAGATTCAACTATAGATTTTAGTAGTTTACGCATCATAGTCCCATGTACTTTTCGTTACTGTAAGTCCACTGTTGCATCCAGTGCTCAATGTCAGACGCTGATTTGGGATTTTTACTTTCTATAAATTGTTCTATGTCGCTTTTGTGTTGATTGGGGAACATTTCTCGTAGACGTTCCCGTAGACTGTCAAAGTCAATTGTCATATTTTCTCCTTGTGGGTGACAGTTGTATTTATTGCGGCGCAACACGAATTAACAAATACTTTAAAACCATAAATATTGAATTATGCGTGAACTAATTAATATATTACTTGAGAAAAGCCGTGGGCTGTTATATCGAGATGCTGGAGATAGTTTTTTCCAAGGGTCTAAAGATAACCCCACAGCAGTCATTACCTTTAAGCAAGCCGAATACTTTCCTTCAATGCCCGGGGCTTATAAGGACTACAACGAAATGGCTCTAGTAGGACAAGACCTATTTAAACAATATCCTTCTATTACTTGGAGCAATAAACCCACAGGCGGTAGTAAAGCATTTGCTATATTGACATTTGACGGCCCCGGTCCAGGACAAACAACTTATTTTGGTAGATTCTTTAATGAAATTAAACCAGACATGGCAGGATTCTGGAAAAATAGTGAATTACCAGGAGGGTGGCAACTTAATAAATCCGTAAGTTTAAAAGGTGCCTATTACAAACTCAAGCCTGCAGATTTATTTCCAGTTAACTCAACTTTTGCTGGCCCTGCAGATATTGTGGCAGCGATTGGTACTCGTCCGGGTATTACACCCGACCAGCTGGACACAATTGAAAAAATACGTCCCGGAATGGATCAGCTATTAGCTGGCAATCTTCCCAAATTTGAAAACGTAGGAGAAATGGCCACTGCTATACGAGATGATCTTGGTGAAACCATTGGGCCAATTGCCTTGTTACAAGGCATGAATATGGGAACAGGTGCAGAAGCTGCACGTAAAGATATACTGGGTGATCAAGGCACATATAGTGGAAGTACTGTTAACTTTCCTGCTGATAAGAATAACGGACTAGTTGACAGTTATCTATTGCACCCAAGCGGAGTAGAAATTGGCATATCTAGCAAAGGTGAAGATGGTGCAGCCGCATCAATCAAGAATATTTCCGATGGTGTGGGTGTTGCACGACAAAAAGGTCTGACTAAGTTATTAAAAACTTATAACGAGCAAGTTCAAATTATTGAAGAAATTGGAAAGTTAAGTGCTGTAGATTTTCCAATAGTGTATGGCATTCAACAAGGTATCATTGACGAATTAACCGGACAAGAAATAAAACAATTGATTAAAACTAATATTCCAAGCAAAAATCCAATTATCCAAAATTTAATGACAGATATTAATGCCAAGCTAGATAATCCACGGTACAATATAGGATATCATGCATTGGCGGCGTTAGCACGCCGAGTGTCAGAGAATATTAATTCTGATCCTAAATTTGGCGAAGCTTGTTTAAAATTTTTAAATTCTAGTCCCATTATTCAATTACATTTAAACGGGTCTAATAAAAACGATGCATATACAGTAACAGGTTTTACTAGCAAGTACCCTCCAAATTTTAAAGGCACTGTAAAATTAGATGCTACAAAGGTATATTCGGCAACTGGCATCATTGGTCGGGTTAGTTTTGGTTATAAAGGTAGTGGCGGGGAAAATGATAGTCCAGTAGGTGAAATTGGTAACCAAGTTCCCAAGAAAAAAATCAAAGATCCCGAAGCCAGCATGAGTGCAGATAAGATCACTCGTCCTGGTCGTCGTGCTGAACCACGTGACGTGGATACCGCTCCTCGTCAAAAACGCGATAAGAGTTGACTTCTATCATTCTTTAACATATAATAACAACTAAGGGCCGGAAGCACTATTGGTAGGATGCCCTGAACTCATAATTCAGTCCGAAAGGCCATGTTGGTTCGAGCCCGACCCGGCCCACCAATCCATTAATTAAATTATAATGAACGATAAACAAAAAGAAATTCTTGTTATTGCCCAAGAAGAATGCGCCGAAGTCATACAAGAAATTTCCAAAATATTCCGATTTGGCATAGACAATCAACACAAAGATGGTATGTCGCATCGCGACAAACTAGAACAGGAAGTCGGCGACCTGCTGGCCATGATTGATTTAATGGTTGAACATCAACTAATAGATAGTGATAATCTACAAACAGCAATTCAAAATAAACAAAACAAACTAAAAATATGGAGCGACATATATAAATGACATACGTTGTAACCGAAGCATGTATTCAATGTAAGTACACTGATTGTGTAAGTGTTTGTCCAGTTGATTGCTTTTACGAAGGTCCAAACTTTCTAGCGATCAATCCTGACGAATGCATTGACTGTGCAGTGTGTGTTCCGGAATGTCCGGTAAATGCAATTGTGTCAGACAGTGACACCAACACACCCAATTTAGAACATTGGTTAGAAATAAACAATACTTTGAGTAAACAATGGATCAATATAACTAAATGTAAAGATCCATTGCCCACAGCAGAAGAATTCAAAGACATTGTAGACAAACAACACTTACTGGAGAAATAATGACTGAACTATATCGAGGATTACTTTTAGTATTAACCAATAAATTTTATGAACTAATTCTTGCGTTTAGAACGCATATCCAAGCTTTTAAACAAGAAACCGAAGATCCCGAAAATTATTTTGATGTAGGTGTTCTTGGGTTTTGGAATTTGATGTTAGAGATTGTGTTGACACTACTTTCTCTTTCTTGTTTGATTGTTGGGGTTGCATTAATAGCAGCATTGGCCGTTGTATTTTACCCATGTCATGCATTTCTACGCTATGCATCGTTATTAACAAAGAACACAAGACACCCAGCTGAAGTAGAATCAAAGGTAGAACCAGTAGTAGAAGAATCACCAGTTATTATTAAAAAGGAGAAGTAATGGATTACAAAGTAGCAGATATCGCCCTGGCTGAATGGGGTAGACGAGAAATTGCAATTGCCGAACATGAAATGCCAGGCTTGATGAGTGTGCGTGACAAGTATCGTGAGAGTAAACCCTTAAAAGGTGCACGTATCACTGGTAGTCTACACATGACTATCCAAACTGCAGTATTAGTTGAGACACTAGTTGATCTTGGTGCCGAAGTGCGCTGGTCAAGTTGTAATATTTTTAGCACACAAGATCATGCAGCAGCGGCACTGGCAGTACAAGGTATTCCGGTATTTGCCTGGAAAGGCGAGACCGAAGAAGAGTACTGGTGGTGCATTGAACAAACAGTACGCGGTCCTGACGGATGGACACCTAATCTGTTATTAGATGACGGACATGACTTAACAGCTTGGGTACATGATCGTCATCCGGATCTATTGCCCAACATTGTTGGAGTTAGCGAAGAGACTACCACAGGTATTCATAAACTGATTGAACGTATCGCAGCAGGCACACTACAGCTTCCTGCAATCAACGTTAATGATTCAGTGACCAAAACAAAGTTTGATAACTTGTACGGATGTCGTGAAAGTTTAGTGGATGCACTTAAACGTGCAACAGATGTCATGATTGCAGGCAAGACTGCAGTGGTATGTGGCTACGGTGATGTGGGCAAAGGATCCGCACAGGCATTACGTGCGCTTTCTGCACAAGTATGGATCACTGAAGTAGATCCTATCTGTGCATTGCAGGCGGCCATGGAAGGTTATCGTGTAGTCACAATGGACTATGCCAAAGACAAAGCAGACATCTTTGTTACTGCTACCGGTAACATTGACGTCGTCACACGTGAGCACATGAATCACATGAAGAACAATGCTATTGTTTGCAACATTGGTCACTTTGATAGCGAAATTGATATTGCTGGACTTGATGATTGTACATGGGAAGAAATTAAACCACTGGTTGATCATGTCACAATGCCCAATGGTAATAAATTGATCGTTCTTGCCAAAGGACGTTTGGTTAATTTGGGTTGTGCGACCGGGCATCCCAGCTATGTAATGTCAAACAGTTTCACCAATCAAGTATTGGCACAGATTGAACTATGGACCAATACCGACAACTACAAAGAAGTGGGAATTTATTTGTTGCCCAAGCATGTTGACGAAGAAGTTGCTCGATTACATCTTGCACACGTAGGTGCCGAGTTAACAAACTTGACTTCAGCCCAGGCCGATTATATTGGTGTTGCAGTACAAGGCCCTTACAAGCCTGACACATACAGATATTAATTACCAAACAAAATTAGTTTGATAGTATTTTACTATTTTAGCTAGTTCAGTATCAAAAACAGCCTGGGGTTTCCACCCTAGGCTTTTTAATTTGTCATCGTTAATACTATAACGTACATCTTGTCCGGGTCTAGTGATACCAAGATCAAGTTGATTGCGATAATCAATTTTTCCATCACCAAATAAATCACAGACTTTCATTGCAACAATGATATTCTGTTCTTCATAGTTTCCGGATATGTTATAGATTTCATTTTGCACACCGGCTTCAATGATTGCAACAACGGCACTGGCAGTATCACTAACATGTAACCATGTACGCTTAGGCTTGCCTTCATCGTGTAACGGGATAGCTCTACCTAGTTGTAAACTCTTGATACTCTTGGGGATAAACTTTTCTGTATATTGACCAATACCGTAGTTGTTAGTGGGTCTAACAATGACATAGGGCACTTGAAATGTACGTGCCCATGCACAAATTAGCATGTCTGCGGCTGCTTTTGTTGCCGAGTATGGATTGCTGGGCTTGAGCATGTCTGTTTCGATGTGCGAACCCGCTACTATATCACCGTACACTTCGTCGGTACTAAAATGTAATAAGGTAGGCATTTTGAAACGATGACGTTCTTTGATCAAGTTAAGCAAATGATGTACACCATTCACATTGCTACGTAAGAATACATCACTGCTGACAATACTGTTATCAACATGTGTTTCGGCTGCGGTATTGATAATGTAATCGCAGTCGTACAGCATATCTAAATCATTGATATCTGACTCAATGAATTTAAACTTTTGATCGTATGCCAATAGTTCGGGCAAGAACTGAGTATTGGCTGCATAAGTTTTCTTATCAACACCAATAACATAATATCCGGCATCTAAACATTGTTTGGTCACATGATAACCAATAAAGCCCAAACAGCCTGTAACGTAAACTACTTTTGTACTCATATTTTTCTTGTAAGGTTAAGGTATTCTGGTGTATCGCTTGCGATAAATTTGGTCCAAATGTTTTCTAGTTCAGCAATGCTGCCGGGTTTGAAACACCCAATGTTGGGTAATGCTTTTAGTACCAGTTCATCATCGTGTGCCCAATGACTAATGCCATCGTGACTGTAATCATAATCTCTTCCACTGCCAATCAGTTTAACCGGAATATTCTCGGGACTGACATAATTGCGTAATAATTCAAAAGGGCGATATAGCAGGAAGCTGCTCATACTATAGCAAACAGGTCTGAGTCCTTCGTTGGCCATGCCTATGGCTACACCAATCATCAAAAACTCTGCTGCACCCACATTGTAACAACGTTCGGGAAATGCATTACGTATTTGATCCAATATACCAAATCCTAGGTCAGCAGTAACCAAACGAATACTTTCATCGTCTATCATGGACTGCAATAATAACTGAGCACATTCTTTTCTCATTTGATCAACTCCGCATAATCTTCTGGTTTAAGTACATAGTAGTGTGTTAATAATCCTTGAGCAAAAGAAAATGTGTGTGGTTCACTTAGTCTAATATTAATTCGCGGATAAAATGCTTTTAATCTTGCAGTAAGTGACATTACATCAATATGATCATATGCACCCATACCATTGATGTTAGCATACACATGAATGTTAGTGATGTTCTTTTCATTGATATACCGTAATGCTTCCCAGATACTACCTTCTGCAGCTTCTCCGTCACTGATCATGCAGTATACATTCTTGTCAGGGCGGGCCAATGCATGCCCAACTGCTATAGGTAATCCAGAACCAAGACTTCCTGTACTACAATATAAATGATTTTCTAAATCTCTACCCGGATGAATACCGTGTTTGTGTAGTAGAGCGACTGGATCTACACCGTAATACTTTTCTAGTACGACATATAATGCAAGCCCGGCATGTCCGTTGCTAAGGATGAATACTTCGTCATCTTTGCGTTTTGCATATATTTCTTCAATAATTGGTAGAGCACTCAATGTACTACTAAGATGACTTAATCGTTCTTGATAGGTAATATCAATTAACCTACGTTGCAAACTAGACATTAAATCTCCTCTAGCATCAGCACTCTAGTAGATCCACCGCACCCGGTATCTACAATAACGCGATCATTGTTGGCGTTAACAAATTCAGTATAGGCCTGCATAACTCCCGGAACATCAGTGTCGTCAACAACAATAGTACCTCGACGATTGCCAATCAGCTTCATTGCCAATTTAAAATCAATCACCACATGTTCATAATGATGATCACCATCAATTACTACCATGCCAATATTTTTTGGCACATTATCTTCGGTTAGCGCAGCTAAGAATTCTTTGCTGGTTGTTTCGTGTAACACAACATTGGGTAATCCTGTAGTATTTGCTTCAAAATTTTGTTTTTGAGTAAGCATCTTGGTTCCAGTGGAGACCTGAGATGCGCCTACAGTGTGCCCATCTTCAATAAATGGATCTACTGCGTAACAAATCTTGCCAGGATTATTGCGAGCTACTTCTGCAAAACCAGCACCGTTAAATACTCCAATTTCAAAGTAGTCCCCGGGCAAATCTGATAACGTTTTATGTATAAAGCTATACATACCACCACTTAGCACTGACATATTATCTCCAGGCAAATAATTGATCATTAATAACTTGTTCTGTGGAATATCCCATATTACGCATTATTGATTCAATTTGATCTCTATTGTTGCCCAAGTTACCGGGCCAAGGTCGTTGTTTAACATCAGTTTGATGAACTTCAATAAACCAAAACTTAACGATATCGCGAACAGGGTCAAGTGATGCTTCTGTGAGCACATCAACTTCTGATCCTTCAATATCACATTTGGCAAAGTCGACATTAGTCAGTTCATACTTTTTCAAAAATGATTCTATAGTGATACCATTTACTACGGTAGGTTCGCCATGTCTATCTAATAGACTGTTGACAGTGGGATTTTCATTTATAAAAAATGTAACCGGATCGTCACTGAAACTGAGTGCTGATTCTAGTCGTGTAATATTTGGAACATCTTTAGTTAACTTGGTTAACATATTAAAAGTTCTTGGTGTTGGCTCAATTGCATAGATTTGCTCAGCTGAATCTGCTGCATACAAACTAAACATTCCGACATTGGCGCCAAAGTCCACAATCTTCATGTTGGACCGACCTTGAAAAATTGGACCGTATATTTGTTCATCGTTTATCTGTCTTAAGATAATGTCAATGTTGTTTTCACCGTAGTTGATCCATTCTGCCACTTCAGGATCATCGCTGCGTATCCAGTAATCGTTACCTTGACTGGTTTTAATTAATCGTTCAATCATATTTTGCCTTTAATAAAAAATCTCTGATGCCTGTTTCTAAGTTGTATTCGCAATCAAATCCAAGTTTGAATGACTTTGCTGTACTGCAAATCCATACTGTGTTTTCGAATGCTTTTCTCATTTCTGCTACTTTAGCCACTGGTGCTTCTTTATTGTCAGTAACTTTAATCCACAAATCCAATAGATCAAAGTTACTTGTTTGGAATCCGCTACCAAAGTTAACTATTTCTCCTGGAGCCAAATCCCATTCCTGTAATACTAAATCAATACCACGCACAAAGTCATTGATATAAATGAAATCATGATGACCTTGATATAGTGTCATTGGTTCGTTTTTGGTAAATGCTCGATATAGTCTTGGGAATAAGCGATGTTCACGCTCGCCTGGACCATACACACTGTAAGGACGTACAATCCATACAGGTAAGTCAAAATGCCTAGCCCACCCTTGGCACATCAATGTAGCAGCACCTTTGGTGCCTTGATAAAAATCTACAGGCTTTAGTAATTCATCTTCGGCAGTTGAATAATCAGTTGGACCGTATTCGCTGCTACTGCCAATCTGAATCAGACGACACGGTTGATCACATTTGCGAACATACTCTAGAATAATCTGAACCATTATAATATTTGGTTCAAACATGTGTTCTGGGTCGTATATTTCTGCTGCCGAGTTAATAATAGCATCAGGGTTAAATTGGTGCAAACACTCGTATAAGTGTTCATCTCTGCGAAATGAGTAAACTTCGTGCCCACGTCGAGTATAATAGTCTACTAGATTTTGTCCAATAAAACCTGTAGCTCCGGTAATGAATATTTTCATCTGATTAGGTTTTTAGTATGGAATTCTGCACGTTCAATACGTGCTGGTTTATATGTTCCTGGCCAATGTACAATCCAATCTCCAGGTTGCCATTGTCCACTTGTTCCTAGTACATCAGTACGTATATCGCAATAGTCATAAATGTGTTGCTCGTAACTGTTCATGTAACGCTGCGGAACAATTTTAACAACATTGGCATATTCTTCGATGGAATCGATGATTACTTGTTGTTCGGCCCACTCAACATCTTTATATGCCGCTTCTCGATCTACGATCATCTGCAAGTAAGCACGACCTTCTTCTGAGTTACGTGCTAAAAAGTTACCAGAATTAATATTGAGACGATCAACAGGAACAATAAAGTGGTAGTCATTGTCTATCTTTTCTTCTATGGAGATGGCAAGATTGGTAATCATTGCATCACATTCAG